AGGCGCAGCCATGCTCCTCGTATCTTTGAGAGATGGCGGGAAGAAAACACTTAGGCAAGTAGCCGTTGAAGCTGTCAATTTTCTAGCCTTTAAGGGCGACGTAACTGCAGACTCAGATTGTTTCCGAGGCTTTATTAAGGAAGAAAATGGTGACTTCCGTCCTGTGTCAATGTCTGCTGGTGTTGAAAGAAACGAGTGTTACCACGCTGCGCCAATGTACATTGCTCTCCGCGATGGCTTAGCGTTGCTGGCTAGCTGGGGTATGGTCAAAATGGAGAAAACAGTAGAGTTTGGATCTAAGAATGGAGAGTCGAGTGGTAACTCTGATCTTCTCAGCCGTACGGTATATGCCGTAGAACTGACGGGGATTGGGTTATCCGTTGCTGACCATTGGGGCGATATAAGCTACTTTGTCGCGACATGCTGGAGCAAAAGAATCCGTGCTCGTAACATGTACACTGCGTAGACCTTAGCTCACTTATATGGGCGTCTTAACGGCGCCCTTTTTTTATGAATTTATTTTATATTACGACACAGGTTGAGTTTGAACAAGCCTTAGATAAGTTGAGACCCATTAAGAAACTCTGTCTTGATACAGAAACAACAGGACTAGATGCTCGTATAGCGAACGTCAGACTACTCCAGCTCTGCTCAACAGAAGAGAATGATGACAGGACTGTTTTTGTTTTTGATCTATATAAGATACCAGATCACAGCGGTTTAAAAGAATTAATCGAGAACTGCGAGATGCTCGTGGCTCACTCTATGAATTTTGATTTTCAATTTTTGTTGAAGTTAGGTATTGATTACAAAAACAAAATATTTGATACGTATATTGCTGAGAGATGCTTAAGAGCTGGATTTAAAGAAAAACGAATCAGTCCGCAGGCAAAGAAGCCTTATTTTGCAGACGTTTCATGCAGTTTAAAAGCGGTTGTCCTACGCCGACTAGACATTGATCTTAGTAAAGAAGAACAAAGATCAGATTGGACAGTGCCAGATCTTAGCTTAAAACAAATTGAGTACGCAGCGATAGACGTTGATCTGCTGCCACAAGTGGCGGCTAGTCAACTAAAGGAACTAATCGACGAATCTTTACTTGACATCTACTCATTGGAATCAAAATGTATACGATCCGTGGCGATGATGTGCCATAAAGGTTTTTATGTTGATGTTACAAATTTACTAGAGTTACAGTTGAGTATAAGTAAAGAACTAAAGGATAAAACTAAAGAATTTTGTGAGGCGCTTGACAGCGCATTGCCTTCTGATCTAAAACTTCCGAGAGATCCCGACGGAGTACTCTTAATCGGAAAGAAACCAAAGAAAGAATTTAACCCCGGCTCTGGCACACAGTGCATACGTCTTTTCGAAGCTCTAGCTATTAAGCTGCCTATTAATGGAGTCACAGGTAAGCCCACGCTCTCGCAGGTTGCCTTAAGTGAATTTGACAGTGATAACGTAATCTTAAACATGTATAGGAAGCGAGTCAAGATAGAAACTAAACTAGAACATATAGAAAAAGTTATAGGCAACATAAATCCTTTAACTCACCGTATTCATAGCAGGTATAATCAGTATGGAGCTAATAGCGGTCGGTTTACGTCGTCGGGCTCAAAGAAAGAAACAGCAGGAAATGATAAGACAGAGTTTGCCATCAATGCACAGCAGATACCAAGAAGCAGCGAGTTTCGGGGTTGTTTTAAAGCAACACCAGGCTTTAAGTTAGTCATTTGCGACTTTTCTCAAATTGAACTTAGGTTAGGCGCAGAGCTAATTAAGATCCCTCAAATGATTGAAGCCTTTAAAAACGAACAGGACTTACATACGGTTACAGCAAGTTTAATTTACAGGATACCTACTGCAGACGTTAAGAAACATCAAAGGCAAGACGGAAAAACACTTAATTTCGCTTTGTTATATGGTATGGGCTATCGAAAATATAAAACGTATGCTGCGCAGTCAGGGAAAGTAATATCGTTGTCAGACGCAAAAGTCGCTCATACAGCTTTTCACACAGCTTATCCACGCTTACGTGAGTGGCACCGAGAGCGATCAGCCATGGTAGCCGATGGTTGGTGTTATGTACGCACTCCATTAGGTAGACGAAGGCTTCTTTCGTATGACGACGCCATCATGACTGCTTGCGCAAATACTCTGATTCAGGGTGCTGGGGCGGATATACTCAAACTTTCGTTAGCCGAATTAGGAAAGTATCTAAACGAAGATGCGGCACTAGTAGCCTGTGTGCACGATGAGCTTGTGCTCGAGGTTAAGGAAAGCAAAGCCATCCAATATAAAAAAATCCTTGAAAATTCAATGAAACTCGCAGCCGAGACTATCTTGAAAATTGTTCCTTCAAAAGCTGACGCTTCGATCGCAGACACATGGGCAGAGAAATGAGCACACCTCGCGAGTTAAATTTCAAATTTAAAGAAGGCGACAGGGTTACAGAGATAAATAGGATGAGGCAATTGTGTGTAGGACCAGCTATTTCGACTGCAGCTAAGAATCAAGTCTTGCGTATACTGAGCGCCACACGTTCAGGCACTGTTTCGTCCGTAGGTGTAATAGAAAACTTAAAAGGGGCAAGGCGAATTTACGTAGACGTAATTTGGGACGGTTCAAAACTGACTTCAAGACATGAACAGATGCGTCTTGCTCTACTGGACAACAAATAAACGCTGGGTTACTCTTTGCAAAAACTACCAAGGCTTTTATGGAAAATCAGACAACAACTTTAAGTTTGTCTAAACTGCTCAGGGCTGCTTCAATTATCCACGAGGCAAACCCTAGTAAACTTGTGTTTACGTTGAGGAGTGAAGGTGGCTTTTACGGTTGCGTAAAGTTAAGCAATAAAATTCAGCTAACTTCAGAAATGTTTCCTACAGCGTTTCAGGCAGCAAATAAGGCACGAAATCTTCAAAAGACTCTAAAAGATAAAGATAAACTGCAAACAATAACGAAACCCTTAAAAGTAACTAGTAAAAAGTCTCAAAACCAAGTAGTTTGTTCTCGTAAGTTTCACACTCTTAGGGAAACTGAACACATGCCACTTTTAAAATTTCAAGAGGTGTGGGTTATCACTAAGGGTGATACGTTTGTGAAGAATTATCTGGATAAACAGAGTCAGAAACTTGTCACATATACTAAATTTAAGGACGAAGCTAAGTTGTACCGGGACCACGATGAGGCGAAACTTAACATGAAAGTTTTAAAGAATTTAATTGGCCCTGGGTTTGACTTAAGACGTTTTTTCTTAGAAAACGAGTAAAATTAAAAAAAAGTTTAATTATGGCCACTAGATACGCCGGAGATTATTTTGGAGTCGCAGTCGATGATTCCACGGACGCTTCAAAACTTTTGGAGTACTTCCCTGGCTTACGCGAGACTTACAGAAGAAAGACAAAGACAGGACCGCAGATACAAGAAGAGCAAAAAAGCTCACGAAACGAACCGCGCCTGACGGGTAATCTACGTGCCGCAAAACAATTTGCAGGCTTTAAAACGTTTGAAGCCCCGGATTAAGTCTAATTTTTAAACTATACTACTAAAGATAGAGTTCCTGAAAGCATGACCAAATCTAGATTTAAAGCCCCACAAGACTATTTACGTGGCGCAGGACAGGCACTAGGTCTAGATCTGTTGTCGTTTTTTGCTGAGGATGAGGATGGAAATCAACAATTCGAAGGGTTTGCGCCTGGCTTTAAAACTTCTGCTGTAACAAAAGGCCGTGGAGGAGTATTAGCTTATAAAACACCGAAAACTCCCACAACAATGACGGAGTTTTCTCTTACCCCAGAGGCCCAACAGGCATTCACTGCCCCTCCCACCTCAGCAACCACGCCTACTGCAAAAAAAGCTTACGATTTCTTCTCCGCAGGAAATTTAGGAGGCCCAGGATTTGGTGCAAGGGATTTAGAAGCAGCCAAAGCCGCAGGGTTCTCTGACGAGGACGTTAAAACTTATCTTAATAAAAATCAACAGTTTTTTGGTACAGGACGATTGAGCGTGGCTCAGGACCTAATAGACAGTCTAAAACTTAATCAATCATTAAACAATCCAGACGTTGAACGGGATGTTCGTGCAGGTTTATATGGCAGCGGGGCTAGCGGATATGGTTTAGTACGAATGGCTGACCCCGCAAAGTTTGCAAGTGCTGTGCAACCTAAGACTAAAAGTATATCTACAGAGTATGGTCAAGATCCTAATTTCTTTGGTGGGGATGATCTCATAAAAGCTCGGGAGCAAGGATTCACAGATCAACAGATTAAAACCTTTTTAGACGCCAGCCCAGGTCTTCTACGGGAACAAAACGTAAAAGGTGGTGGTGGTCTTTATGATCAACTGAGTGCAAAACTAAGCACCCCGACAGCAAGCCAACCGGCTGCTGCAGTTACTCAAGCAGCTAATACTCAACCAACATTCACAGACCCTTATCAGACACAAGTTTTTAGAGAATCTGACAGAGAAACACTTCGTCCAAAAGGAAATATATCCACAGAGTTTGGTCAGGACGCTACTTTCTTTGGTCAAGAGGATCTCGATTATGCTCGGAGACAAGGATTTGCCGACAAAGAAATCAAAGATTTCTTAGATAAAAATCAATCAGCACTACGGTTACAAAACCTACCCGGTGGTGGTGGTCTTTACGATCAACTGAGAGTCTAAGACAGTCGAATTTAAGTGACAATTAAATATTGCTTACTAATAGAAAAGAACAAAAAAGAATTACGGCTTGATTTAACAGCTAACGACAGTAACCACGCAAGTGCGCAAGCTAAAGATATAGCTCGAGCATTCACAGCGGATGCTTTCACACTGACGTACGAACAAATAAAATCTACCTTACTTAGTGAGTTTTTTAAAAACCTCGCTTACAGCAGCTTCAGTCACAAAGATTGTGCTGTATGGCAAGAAACATACTGCAATAATACGCCTGTTATATATTCGTTTGGTCTGCGATACTACGTGCGGCCACTAGTACTAAGCTACTTAGACATTCCTAAAGATCTTTACGTTCTCCCAAAATGCAGGCGAAAAAACTGCGTCAATCCATTCCACAATACTTACAAAACAATGAAAGCCTCTAAACTCACTAGCGCGGATAAGCGATTGGCGCTAGCCTTCGCAAGCCAAGGCGTCCCCGTAAAGGAGATTGCTAAGGCTTTTAAAGTCCACCGCTCTTCGATCTACCGCTTGTTTAAAAAATGAACATCCTGCTTCTTGGCTTACGAGTCACAAATGAATCAATTGAACGAGAAGGCTCCTGTGAATTAAACGCTGAAGCTTTACCTTCAACTGAAAGAAAGATCCCAACCAAAGTATTATTAAGTCAAAAATCTGACCATTATGTAGGAAAACTTCTTAGTAAACTAAAAGAAAAAGAAATCTTTCTTGCTATCGGACCCACAAAATCCGATCCCGATGGTCTGCTTAAGATGCAACCAATGCTGGTTGTCAGAAATGACAACTGGGAAGACCTACTGGCGATTAATTTATTTATTGCTACAGGTGGTTTGGGACCAAAAGCCGAAGAAAATCAACTTGGTGACAATACCGTCACAAACAGATCTTTAGCTTGGCAGGACGAAAACCAAGAAACAAATTGGATGAAAATCTCTTGTTGGAACGAACTGTCAGCTCAGCTGGCAGATCTAGCCGCAGGTACCCCAACGATTGCTGTTGGACGGATAAGCACATCCGAGAAAGACGAACGAATTTTTCTAAACTATGGCGTGGATAAAATTCTTTATCTACCCCGCACACAAAAGGCCGCTCCCACACGGGCTGCTGATCCTGAAAAGGGTCGTGTGTCTCCTTCTGCTCTCGGTTCTCTCGACTTCTCTCTTTAACTAATCATGGTATTTATCGCAGGCAAATTTTCGGCTGATGAAATCCTTTGTCAGATCCCGCCGCACACACTACGTATTGATCTTCAGGCTCGTCGTTGGAAATCCGACAGTGATCCTGAGGCGGCCATTGTTGACACGAACGACAATGGCATACCCATTGAGTTTATCTTGCTTGGTTTTACACCCTATTTCGGCAATCTCGGGATGCGGTCGCACGAAGAGTTTATTCGAATTAGCTATATCGGTGTGTCCCCTAACCATCGTTTACTACCTCCACGGTGTGTTTGCACGAGTATTATTAGCGGCAAGTCGAGCCAAAAAAACTTTATCACGTACTTCCAGACTCTATATAACAACCGTATAAATGTAGGTGAAGTTATAACGATTACAAAATTTGTACAAAAATCCTTTAACGAAAGGGATTCTTTTACAGGCGCCGACGGTCCGAAAATAAACTACAACGCATTAGAGTTCAAAGATCGCCCAACAGAAACCGATGAGGAGAAAAAACTCATTCACGATGTCACATCGTGGCTTGAGACTAGTGGAGGAGAGTTGGTATCAGCTGCACTTCGCTCTTCTATCCCCGGTTCTAATTTGGTCGAACTACCTTTGGGAGAAGACCATGCAGATATTAAAGCTCTCTTTGCGGAAGCAAATCCAAAGAGATTAGAGGGTGCTTATGAGCACCAGCAAGCGTCTCTGCCACCAACAGCCGAGGCTCCTAATAAGACCAAAGAAGAAACACCCGAGCCTGTTCCTAGTTCAAAACCCTCAAAGGGAAAGGAACTAAACGACGAACAGAAAGCTGCACTTAAAGCTGCTGGTTTGGATTTCTAGCGTAAACTGTTTAAGGACATGGGGACGCGCCTTCGCAAGGGGGCGCTTTTTTCTCATCTATAAAAAGTTATCGACGGTCTATGGCGTTTTACCACGTGCCGAGATTTATTTTTGGCCCTGTAGCTGATTCTAAATTATGCTCTGGCACAATCCTCCTTCCCGCAGACTTTAACGGGCAACTTCTAGAGCAAGTAAAAGAGTCTGGTTTGACAGACATTGTCACAAACACATTGGAGAACAATATACAAGATAAAGCCTGGTGGGAAACTCAGAGAGGGAAGATCGATTGGGTCATCGCTGTGACCCAAGGATTAAAAGAATACACTCCATGGATTATTGAATACGGTCTAGACA